GAAAGATCCCAGGCCATTTTGTCGCTGACACTGCTGGCGATCGTGCCACTCTTGAGGGTGTTGGAAGATTGCTTACTCACGGGCGGAATGCTCCCTTTGTGACTTCGCCCGTTCGGGGGTATTTTAGCATCTTTCTTGCCTCCTCGGATAGACTTAGGTCGTGAATTTGATCCAACTGTAGCCGCCGCCCAAGTTGCCGATCCAGTAGATCCCGTCCGGCGTGAAGGTGAAGCGGTCAAAGTCGTTTTTGCGGGGGTAGTCCGTGCCATTGATCTCCGTCAGCGTGGCTTGAATTACAACGTTGTCAGGGTCGCTCAGGTCGAGCACATACATGTCCGTGCGTGAGTCCAGGTCAATTACATGGTCCGAGTAAACGCCCAGGAGTGCCCATTTCTGGTTGCTGCCAGCGCCGATGTTTACGGCCAGCGCCACGTCGGATACCGTCCATTCGTATTGTCCGGCTACGTCCGGATTCTCCAGGTAGGTGTAGACGATTCTGATCTCATCTCCCTCAACGCAGGGGACTCCGCTGTGCCACTCAAGCTCAGGGGTGGAGAAATAATTGGCGCCTTCATCCGAGATGTCGGCCTCTACGTCGTTAACGTAGAATCTCAGCACCGCTTGGGCCGGATGGCTATCGAGAGCGAAGTAAGCCTGGTTGTCTTCGGTTGCAGTGTAGGTCTGCTCGGTTTCGACGATCGAAGGCTCGATCGTCGATCCAGGAGAGCACATCACCGTCGACCGGATTGCGCCGGCCGCTGACAGAAACCGGAAGCACGGACGCGAGGCCGGAACGTCTCGAGTCTCGCGTCGGTCCTGGGCCACAAAGATCGCGTCCTCGTAGTCAAACCCGGTCCCTTTCGGACCGATTTTGATGTCATGCACGTTCTCCGGCCAGGGCAACTCCTCGGTCATGACGGTGGATAGAAAGGCCTGGATGCCGACGAAGGGCCCGCTGCTCAGGTCCCTTTCCCAGTTCGTCGAGCCGTTGGCGTTCAGGCTGCGCAACATGGTCCGGTGGCCGTGCACCAGCTTGGGCTGATGGCTGTCTTCGTAGTTTAGGAGCGTCACATCCTCGGCTTCGCCTACTCCATACCAACCGCCGTTTTCGCTCGCTTCCTCAAATGAAACCAGTTCTGGCGGGGTGATAAACCAGCGCTGAATAGTGTTATGATCCGAGTCTTTGCCAATGGCCTCATAGGCCGGAATAGTTGAGGTGCTCACCAGGTTATTGGTGATCTTAGTGCCAGAAGTCAGGTATCGGATCGGCTCGATAGCAGCATAAACTGTTTTTCCGGTAGATGTCGCCCTGAGCCCGGGCAAGCATTCTCCCGTTCCGCCAATATCCATATCCACCCACCTGAAATAGCGAGTAACGCCACCGCCGCGGCGCGGGCAAACGAAGACGGTCGGTGTATTGGGGTCGACTGCGGGAGTGCTTCTGCCAACCCAAGCCACGTGGTCAAAATTCGGGAAATCGCCACTTCCCGGCGGGTCGTCCCAGGTCGGCTCCTGGTAGGGATAGGGCAGGCCGCCGGTGGTGCCCTCGGTGCTAAATTGGGTTTCGGCCGCATCTAAAAGTGAAGTCAGCTCGATCAGGTCGTCTGTGATCGTGATTGCGTTGCTGGTCAGCGCGCCCAAGCGAGTGATCAGGGCCAGTTGAGGCGTCAGGGTGTGCGGATCGTGAAGCAACCTCCAGGAGGTGTCGCTGGGATAGTAAGGCCAGGGGCGGTTAAGAGGAAAGTCTGACAGGCCTCCCAGGTTAGCGTTTACGTCCAGGTTGTCTTCGGTCACCGACCATTCCAGGGTGGAAGAATTACGCGCTATGACCCGCCACTTTGCTGCATAGTCAAACGAGGGAATCAGGCCCTTGTCGCCCACGATGGAAGCGGCCAGGCGGCCATCAAACGAGGTTTGCACCACGTCACCAACCGGCGCGAAGTCGTCGTCCAGTTGCAGGCTCCAGATCCGCTCGTGCGCGGCCGTGATCACCTTGTTGGGCACGTCCAAGAACAGGTTGGCGCGGTAGAATTTTTGTGTCTCTGGCGTCAGTGCCGGTGACAGGTCAAAGTCAGCGGTCCAGGTCACGTCGGCGTCAACCAGCGAGTAAGCCCGGAAGCGCAACTTCTCGTAGCCGTCGAGCGTGGCGTTTTGCACGTAGGTCGCTATGAAAAAAGTCCCGTTGTGGTGCGCGATTCCGAGCAGGCGGTCCATCCCGGCTTCCTCGGCCGCAGAGCCGCCCAGATCGAAGATCACGTCTGGACCCGTGGGGAAGTTTACGGGCGAAAGGCCGGACTGGCCAAGGTAGGCAGTTCCTTCAGCCTGAATCCAGACTGCAATGGCAAGGGCCCCACGAGGGCCCTCGACCATCCAGGATCGCCGTGTGGCGCCAGCAAAAATCACCGGCATACGCCTGCCAACCGGGCCGCCAAAGGGGTTCTGGTTGGCCGTGAATACTATGTGAGACTTCTCCCCGGGCGCAAATTCCCGGCCCGCGCAATGCGGCTTCCCCTGGTATTCCTCCCCATCCAGCATGAAAGAATCCGGCCCGGCCATGGTCACCGGGAAAATCTTTTCTGCGTGAAACGAGTCGAAGAGGCCCATTTCGCTTACGCCTCCGTTTGGTTCGGGTATAACCCGCCCACACCCAGAATTACCTGCTTCCGGCCAACCTGCGCAGTGATCACAGCCCCGTATCCGGAGGCCTGCGGAGAACCGTTCACCTGGGGGGTTCCCTCCCAAAGCTCGCCATTGATCTTCACGCCGCCCTGTGTGCCACTCGAGGCGCCCACGTTGATCGAAACCTGGGGATTGCTGTCAAAAAGTCCCATGTAAACCTACCTTTCGGACACCAGCCGGACAAGCTCCAGCTTCGTCTGTTTGGCGTCGAAGTCCCAGTCGATAGAGTCGACCTTGTAAACTCTAGTGCGATAGGTGAAGCGGGAAAACAGGTCGATCGTGCTGTTGGCCTGCAGGGCCCCGGTCATGATCAACTTGTCGGCAGGGGCGTTCAACTTGCTTTTTATGTAAGGATAGCGCGCTTCCGCCCAGGCGTAGCCGGGGAAAAGTTGGTCGACAAAATCGCCCTCCGCCGGCCACGCCCCCAAACTCGTGGCCATGGGCGGGTAAATGAACTCGGGCGAAACCCCGGTAGGTAGCGCACCTGGCGCAGTCCCATTCACGCGAATCCTGGCGCGAATCGTGGTGCCAATGGTTGGAGGAACCACTTCTGCCACCAAATAGGTGCAGGTCCCAGACCCGCGAGTTCCTCCGGGAGCAGGCCGGGATCCAAGCGTAAAGTCTTGGTGTTCCACCCACTGATCTGAAGCGTTATAAAAGGTCACCGCCGCCACGTTGCCGGCGCCCGAAACGCTTTCGTTCGTAGCGAAAGGGCTGTTTAGGGTTGGCGAAAGCGTCTGAGTAACGAAACCCGAGGAGTTAAAATCATAAACTTGTTCTGTGTCATACCGGGCCGAACTGCGCTTCCCGAGGCGTAGCCCAGTGAAGATCCGGGCCGGATCGGGAACGTGCTTCAAGTCGGAAAAATCAAAGTCCAGGTCTGGCGCCGAATCCTCCCAGAGGCGCAGGCTCAGGCGGTTGTCTGGCCGGACATAATACTCCCCCGCCGCAACGTTGAGGATTCGGCTCAAAGCGTCAATAAGCTTCGAATTCTTAACGTCCTCCTCGATCACGTAAAAATCCAACTCGTCCCGGCCGCTGTATCCGTCCAGGGTGATACCGGCCCGGGTGGCCAGGGCGCTCAGGATCGCGCTCGTGCTGGAAGCCAGGAACGAGGAGAAGCTCTGGTTGTTGGTCCGCATCTTAGTTCCGGTCAGATCTACGCCGCCCATTTGCTGGATAGCTGGCCCCGAATTCACCGAGGCCTCTGAGTAGTCTCGGGGGGTAACCCAAGCGAGATCCGGGGAAGTCCGACTATTCCCCAGGCCATCAGTCCATGCGATCTGGTATGCCGTGAAAAGGTCCTGGTAGGGGTCAGGCCCAGAGGCGCTGTTGACCACTCCCGACCAACTCCAGCCCTGGTTCGCCTTGCACCCAATCCGGGAGACGGTGGCATGGGCCACCTCGGATCCACCGGATAGACTCAGGGTGCGGGTGAAGTTGGGGTGAAAATCGGTCATAACTTGACCGCCTCGAAGAGGGTCACCTCTACCTCCCAGTAAGACGTTCCCATGATCCGGGTCGCCTCCAGGCCGACGATCTTACCCTGCCAGCTCTCGCCCTGAACGACCAGGGTCACGGTGTTACCGGCTTGATCCATCGGGATCCGGATCGCCGTGAGCAAGGTCTGATATTCGGTATCATCGATCAGCTCGCCGCGAAACTTCGCGGGCTCCTGCGGCTTGATTTGATCGTAAATGTAGCGGTTCCCGTAGGTAGTCGATCCCCGGTGGCCATACTGGATCTCTACCTGCTTCTGGATGCTAACCTGCTGCGAAAAGATCCAAGGCATTAGCCTGCCCCCTCGTTGAATTTCTTGGCTTTGATCACATAGTCGACTACGGTCTCAATTGCTTTGCGCACCTCGGGACTATCGATCGGGTAGCCCTGCATGCCCAGGTTATACTGCTTCGTTACCTGAGTAGCCGGGCCGCCGCCGGCACCGGCGCCCTGGCCGCCCCCAGGAGTCTCCTGGCCGGGAAGCCCGCCGCCCGCCTTGCCCTTCTGGGCCTCTCCTTGGCCCTTCAGGCGCTCGCCCTGCTTAATGTCCTCATCAACCTGCGCGCGAACCCTGTTGAGGTTCCTGGGGGGCTTGGGCAGCGCCAGGGGGGTATCTAAAGAGAAGTTTGGCAGAAAGCTCAGGGAAGCGTTTAGCTCCTCCTGGCTGATCAGGGGGGAGCTTTTCCCGCCCACCCGCTTCGCGCGGAAGCCGTCCAGAATGTCTTGCTGCTTCTTGGCTTCCGCCTCGACCTTTTTGGTTTGCTCCTCTTCCTTCTGGGAGCGCTTGAGAGTTTCTTCGTCCTTGATCTGGGTGATCCGGAGCTCCCGCCGCTCCGCCGCCTGCTCCAAGCTCACCCCCGAAGCGATCTCGGCCTGCTCCTGGTCGCGAACCGCCTGAATCCTCTCGGCCAGGATCTTCTTTTCGAGCTCCGCGATCTGAAACTTCCGGAAGGTGCTCTCGCCCTCGAGGGCCGCTTCGGCCTTCAGGACTTCCAGACTCTGCTTCTGGTTCTCGCGCTTCAGGGCGGCCGTCTCGCGGGCCTGGGCCTCGTTCTCCTTGGTGATCTCCTTCTGAAGCTTGACCTCTTCCGCCGTCAGTTGGTCGATCTCGGCCTGAAGCTTCTTCTTCGTTTCCAAGGTGCTGATCTGTCCCGACCCCTGGACGTTCCGCAGGAAAGAAAGGGCCTGTTCCGTCGCCGCAAACTTCTCCGCGTTCGTCGTCGCTTCGGCGCCGAAGGCCTTGGCCGTCTTGAGGGCCTCTTCCAGGCGCTCTTTTGGAATGGCCAGTTGGGCGCTGTCCAGGTCCTTCTGAAAGCTCGCGACGGTCTGAGAAAGCTCTTTGCGCAGCTCAGGATTCTGATCAACGAGGCGCTTGTTCGCCTTCGCCCAGGCGTCCAGGCGCACCAGGATCTGTTCGATTGCCGCCACGTTATCGGCGGCCGTGGCGTTGCCGGTCGCCCGGAGCTCCTCGAGCCGGCCCTTCGCGTCAGAGGCCACCTGGCCCAGGCTATTCTTCGCCGCGTCCAGCTCCGCTTTGTTTTCGGCCTTCGTCAACTCCTTGATCTTCTTGCGAAGGGTCAACTCCTCGTCAGAGTTAGCCTTGACTACTCCCAAAAGTTCCGAGAGGCGCCGCTTCTCTTCAGCCAGGGAAACGTCACCTAGGACGCGCTCGCGCTCGACCTGGTTCTCAACTGCCTGAATCTTGTCTTTGATCGCTCGGTCTTCAATGCCGGAGATCTTTTTGGTTAGGTTCTCGCGGGCTTCGTAAAGCGTAAGCAGGGAGGTAACGGCCCGCTTCTCCTCGTCCGTTCCATCCAGGATCTTCTGCTGCAATGCAGCCATGTTGCCGATGGGAACGCCTGCTTTCGACAGGGCGCCCTCGACCTCACCGATCTTGCTGTTCAGGGTCCCAAAGGCTGAATTCAAGGCGCCAACGTCGTCCGGCTTGGTCGCGAATTTTAAGAACTCCTGAAGGCTTTGGGCGTTTTTGCTCGCCGCGTCCAAGTCCGCGTTTACCGATTGCAGGCGCTCGGAGGTCTGGCCAATGATCAGGTTGGCCCCGTTCAGGTCTCGGAAGCGAACGATCAGGTTCTGCAAGGCGCCGCGAACGTTATCGGTGGTCACGGGCAGGCCGCCCAGGGCCTTTTTGACCTGCTCCACGTCGGCCGTGGAAGTTCCCGCGAGCAGGCCGATCGAGCCGTCCTGAAGCTTCTGGTAAACCAGAGTTAGCGAGGAGATCTGCTCCTGGAGAAGCTTCGCCTCCTCTCGGTTTTTCTGCTGGGCCTTGCGTAGGTCGTCCAGGTTCACCCCGGCCGCCGCCAACTTCTCGGCAAAGTCTGTGTCCGAAACTTTGGCAAAGGACTCCCGGACCGCCTGACCGATCCGGTCAATATCCCCGCCGGCGGCCGCCAAAGCCTGCTGTGAGCCCGTGACCTTCTCCACCAGGTCTTTGTAGAGGCCCAGCTCCTCGCGGGCCTGTGCCAGGCCTCTGGATTGCTCCTGAAGGGCAACCTCGGTAGCCGCGATCTGGCCCTTCCAGCTCTCGATCGCCACGAAGGCGGCCCCGCCCAGGAGGGTCACCAGTAGCCCGATCGGCCCCAGGGCGGCCGCCGCTCCCGTCGCCAGGCTGGAGAGGCCCCCGCCGATTCCCGAAGCGGCCGCGCCCAACCTGGCGAACCCTGCGGCCGCAGCCGTAGCCGTGGAACTCGCAGCGGTCACACCTGCCACCCCAGCGCTCGCAGCGGCTCCAGCGGTGCCTACAGCACCCAGGGCGGCCGCAAAAGAAACCAGGCTCCCCACACCGGAAACGACCACCGTGGCAAGGCCTGCGATCGCCGCCACCAGGCCCAGGCCGATCGCCCCGGCGGCCGCCGCCCCGGCCAGGAATTTCTTCAGGCTCGGATCCAGCTTGTCGAAAACGTCAACCACGGTGCTCAAGAACCGGGCCGCCCCGGTCACAACAGGGATCAGGGCCTGGCCAAAACTGGCCGCCACGCGCTGAACGCTATCTGAAAGGTTCGACAGGGCGCCGAAAAGGGTCTGGGATTGGCGCGCCGTGGCATCGCCGAACCGCGCCTGAACGACCTTTTCGATCGCATCCCGGGCCTTCTGCAACTGGCCGGAGGTGGTAACCGCGATCGAACCGGTTTTGGTGAGCTCCGCGCCGTATTTCTCCAGGAGAAGGTTCCCGATTCCCAGGCGGTTGCGCAGGCCCTCGAAGCCCTCCAAAGAGCCCGAGAACGCCTTGCCAACGATCAGCGAAATGTCTTTGATATTCTCGCCGAAGGCGGCCGCCAGGTTGGCCGCGATAGGAAGCACCCGCTGGGCAGACTGCCCAAAAGCCTCCAAGGTTATCGTAGCGGAAACAATGGACTGGACATCAAAAGGGGTGGTCGCCGCATACTGCAGGGCGCTCTGAAAAGCCTTTTGGGCGGCCTCACTACTCCCAAGGGTGCTTTCCAGCTTCGCCTGCAGTTGCTCAAACTGCCCAGCCACTTGCACCGAGAGGGTAAGGAGACCGCCCAAGGCAGCCGTGGCCGACCCCGCCAACAGGGTCGCGGATCGGCCGACCGATTCGATCGAAGAAGCGAGTTTGCCATACTGGGCCCGGGTGTCGTCCAGAACAGAGTTAACCGAGGCGCTTTTCTCGGCAAAGACTCTGAGGACTACCGGGGCTTCAGTCTGCTGTGACAACCTCTTTCTTCTCCTCTCGCAACTGTTTCAGGCCCTGCTCACGCAGTTCGGCCAGCATTTCTCTTTGTGTCTTAGGCTTCGGTTTATCCGGGCTTTCCGCACCGTCGCCCCACCTGCGGTCCTCGAGTTCATCCAGCCAGCCCCAGTCAGACTCCTCAAAGCCCTTCTGCTGAAGAACGATCCCCTGAAGGATCATCCAGTTGCGTCGTTCCCGCCGGACCGAATCGGGATAGTGCTCGATCATTTGCCTGGGGCTCCAGACGGCCCAGACCCCGTAGATCGGATCTAGGTGGTAGACGGAACCGATTGTGCGGCAAATATCGGCCCATGTGAGAGAGCGGCCGCCGCTTGATTCGTCGCCGCCGCCCGGGCCAAAGCTTTTCCCATTTGGTTATCGAAATCGTTCAGGCGCATTTGCTCCCTTACCACCTCGTCACCGAACCGGCCGTTTGTATTGGCCTTGACCCACTCCAGGGTAATAGGCCCCTTGTCGTCCGTAGGATTCAGCATTTTTTGCCAAAGCAAATGGTTTGCGGAATCCAGCGAAGCCTTTGCCTGTCGGGCCTCCTCGCTCGCCTGGGTGCCGGCCTTGTTGTGAAGCTCCCACGTGTTCTGGTGAGTCGCGATCTCTTTCACGAGGTCATAAAAGACCACCTGATCAGCGCCGTTCATTTCCCGAAGCACGAAGTTCCGGCCCTCAATTTCGCAGGGCGTTTCTTGTCGGTATAGTTTCAACATGTCGTTCTCCTTCGCTTGGATAGACACAAGGGAGAGGCCGACCCGGGGCCGACCTCTCCCCTGTGAAGGGTTAAGCCGCGATCGTGATTCCAGCCAGGTAAGCAGCGGCCGCAGCCGCTGGAACTCTGCGAAGGAATCCGGTCGGACAGGTCGGGTGGGCCACCGCGTCAGGAATGGCCACCAGGTCAGCAGTGATCAGCATGAATTCTTGCTTCTTGAAGCTCAAATCCAGGTTGCCGGTGCCCTGACATTTCCAGTAGCAATAATGGAAAACGTCTCCGGAAACCGGGCTCTTGTGAATGAACTCGACCTTCTTGTTCACCAGAGGCAGGTTCACGCCCAAGAGGATCTCGTCCATAGAAACGGGGGTATAAGTGTAGGCCACATGAACGATCTGGCCAGAGGTGATCGCTCCGCCCGGTAGGCGATAAATGATCCCCTTGATCGCGTCGATCATGTAGTCGGTATTCGCTACGTAAGTAGTGCTTTCTGCCGCATTCTTAACGGTGATCGCCGAAACGTTCGCGCCCGCCAGAATGATCGCTTCAACGCTTCCACTATGCAGCGAAGCGAAGGTGAAAGCCGCCGAAGTGGCCGGAGTTCCGCCGAACGGAACCACCACCGGGGAAGCGGAGGTGGTATTTGCCACCAGGTTGGAAGAGGCGCGCGCGATATTACTCGCGGTCGACTCCACCATGGGGATCTTGATCTTCCAAGTCTCCTCGATCGGGACCTGAAGATAAATCTGGAGGGGAATACCGTCCTTCCCCTGTTTCACCTGGGTCTCACGGTTAACGTTAATATCGCCTTCCGTGATCCCGATGTCATAGGAATCAAACAGCACCTGCGCCCCGCCGATCGTGACGTTGTTACTATTGCCTGAAATTACACCAGCCGGCATTTTGCTTTTCTCCTTTTCTTGGTTTCTACCTAAAGCCCAGGGCGCGCGCTGTTACGCGAGCAGTCAGGCCCGATGAAAAGTTAATGTCCGGCTTCTCAGACTTCCGCAGAGGACGGACCGCCCCGAAGCCCAGGGTGAAGCCCTGGCCGCCCGGATAGCTCAGCAGGGCCGCCCGGAGGCCCCTGGTGCCAGCAACAGAGGAATACAACTGGCGAACCTTCTCGTCTGGAACGTCACCCTTTGGGAGGCTCCCGAGGTAAAGGTTAATGTCAAAATCCACCTGAGTCGGAACCGAGCCCAGCCCAAAGGATCCGCGCGAAAGGTCCTCGCCGGCCCAAACTACCGTGATCGCCGGTTGCTGCTTATCCAGAGGGTTTCGGTCACCAGCAAGAACGCTCTTAACGCCTGGAATGATCCCTGCGTTTGGGTTCCCTGAGTCCTCTAGGCAGCTTGCCAGGTAGCTCACCAGCGAATCTAAGATCTGATCAATATCCACCGCGCACCACCAAATACTGAGCGGTAAAGGCGCCCAATTTCGAAAGGAAGTCATTTGTGGCGGGCTTGACTACGGGCCGGGCCGGAACCGTGACCTTCCGACCGTTGGGCAGGACCGTCTCGCCGCCCAGTTGGTGCAGGGCCGCATAGGGCAAAGAGGATCCGAATTGCGCGCCCTGGCGGGTGACAATAAATACATTCCCTGGCGCGCCCTGGCGGGTGTAGCTGGCCAACAGGGCCCCTGTCTTGTCCAGGACCGGGTTCCGGCCGCTGTTGGGGGCCCAACCAGGGCCGTCCTGGGCAAAGGCGTCAGCGAACCCTTTCATGGCCTCAGGGCCCGATTGCTCCATGGGCTTCTCGAGGTTGTCCGTCCGGCGCTTGAGCTCAGAGAACACCCGATCCAAGGGGCCCATGTCCATGCTGAAGCCGAGATCTACCACCGGGGCCACCCCTGCCGAGGAGCAAAGGGAGGCTCCAGGATGTTGGGCACGTTCACCAGGTCAAAGGCCCGCACCGGGTTCGGTCCGGAATTCGTGGAAAGAATGGAGGGGGTGGGGTTCGCCCCGCCGCTGCCCAGAACACCGGGGAGCATGGCCGTCCCCTCCTGCAATTGCTTCAGCAGGTCCATGGCGCGAGTTTTGAGCTCAATAGCGGCTTCAACCGGGGCGTTCTCGCCGCCGGCGGTATGGGCTTCGAAGATTGTGTAATAAGCGGCAAGATCCGCTGAAATTTCCTTGATAATCACGGGAACGGAACTGAAGGGCACGGTATAACGGCCGCCCAGGTGCGCATCGATCATCGCATCGGCCCAGGCAATTCCGGGGGCCATGGCGGGCGCGTCAAAAGTGGCAAGCAAATCCGCGCGCTTCTTTACGTCAGAATCAACACAGTAAGGCATCTTTTTCCGCTCCTCTCACAGGGTAAAATTGGACCCCCCCGGGGCAGGGAGAACGACCTTCCGCCCCGGGGGTATCCAAAGGTTCTGGCTTTAGCCGACGGTGAGGGTTTTGAACCACTCGGGGTGATAGACAACGGGAAGCCCGAAGATCCCAGGGGTCATGAGCAGGTGAGGGGTGCCGGTTCGGCTGTAGTCCTCAACGATCATGAACTTGCCGGGGCGGGTGTTGTTGAAGCCGTCGATAATCGCAGGGGTGGAAGCGAACTCGCCGCCTCTTTGCGCCTGCGCCATGGCGGTCGCACCCTTTAGGGGCACGTCTCGACCAGCGATAAACTGAACCTTGTTCGTGGGAACAAAGTATTGATTTGCGCCGGCATCATCAATGTATTGGGTTGCGTAAACGACCACATTCCGGATCGTGGGACAGCCCTTGATCTGACCATTGCCCATGGTCAAATTCTTGATAATGTTCCCCACGTCGGAGATATTGAGATCGGCCAGGGCCTGCGAACGGTTGACCTTGTCCGTGATCTGGGTGTTGTCCAGAAGGTAGGAAGCGGTCACGTCGTTCATGACAATATCGACCCAGGTAGCACCGGTGCTTCGCAAACTCAGAACGATATTCAAAATATCGGTCAGGGGTTTTGCGGTGCTGGGTGAGGTCCAGAGGGGCGAAGCCGTGGTGGCGCTGGCGATCCCGTAGTCGACCTTTACGAGAACGCCGTTATAAGTCACACCGGAGGCGAATTCGTTGCGCATCGCACCCCAGCGCAATTGCTCCATGCGGGTCTCCAGGCGAACGTCACCCTGAAGGGCCATCATGAGAAAGCGCTGGTTGCCGAGGCGCTGGAATTCGTCGGCGCCGAGGCCTCGGTTTTCCAGAAAATCAAATTCGTCTACGCGCAACTGGTCTTTCCAGTAGGCGGTGTCCTGTTTGAAAGTCTCGACACCGGTCGCCTTCACCAGGATCGGCTTTGAGTTCCGCCCGTAGGCGTTGGTCATGCCGGTGACGGGCTTGGTTCGATCGTATTTGATGATCGAAGTATTGAGGTAATCGGTGGTATTCAGGGGCATGTATCCCGCGCCGATGAATTCCGCCGGGTTGGCTTGCCAGGTTTGCACCAGTTTGGAAGCCGTTTGAGTAGTGGGCCAAGTGATCACTTTTCGTGTTTCCTTTCTGGTGTTCTTTAGAGCCGGATCGTTCCGTCCGAATAGGACTTGGAAGCGAGGTCGGTTTTGCCGTTAGAATCAAGCCCGGTCAATTCCGCCTCTTTGAAGAAGCCCATGACCCACATGCCGATCCCGGTGACATCAGCCGAGGTCGCGTCTACGCGCTCGGTCAGAATGCCAACGGCAACTTCGGATCCGTCGCTGTTTCCGTTGGCATAGGCTTTGTATTTGCCCCCGACCGAGATTTTGCCGAGGACCGTTCCAACGTCCAGGACGCCGGCGCCAGAGGCGATCGTGACGGGGATCGCATAAAAATACGACTCGTCACCAGTCGCCCTGACCTCCTTGGGAATATAGGAAGTGGAAGTGAGACCCATGAACAGAACCCTCCTTATTTTCCGGCCGGCTTCATGCCGGACTGTTCTTGAAGTTGGGCCAAGAGGGCATCTTGGCTAACGTCGGCCGAACTCGTGGCCGAGAGGGGGGAGGGGTCGGAAGGGGTGCTCTCGCGCCCAGCCTGCCAAGCCTTCGGGAGGGTCCGACGTAGAGAGAGGTAGTCGTCCTTGAGCTCCTCCGGAAGCTTGCCCAGAAAGGCCACCTCCTTGGACTCGTTGGCGGGACTGCTGAAGCCCTCGGCCATCAGCAGGCGGAAATCCGCAGCGTCTTCCTTCGCGCGCATACGTGCCATTCTGGCGCGCATTTGGGAAAGCTCAGCCGAGAGTTCCGCCACCTCGTTGGAAGCCGCAGCAGGGACCACAGGAGCCACAGGAGCGGCCGCGAGGGGGGCAGCGTCAGTTTGCACAGCCGGCGCTGCGCCCTGTCCCGGGGTCAATTCCGGGGCCGGAGTATTGGGTTTAGACATGTTCGCTTTTCCTTTCTTTCTCAGGATCTCTGCACGGTCTCCAGGGCCCCGGTCATACGCACCGAAAACCACAATAGACCCTTCAATAACGCGCCGAACGGCAACGCCAAAGCTTCCAGA